AGTGTCCATGTACAGACTCTTGCACAATGGCATTTACAACATCATGTCATCTTTATGGCATCTTTATGGCAGGTTTTTGTCATGTTTCTGTCAGTGTTTCAGGCCCGTTTTGGCCCTCCAAACATCTTGACAAGCATGGGGGAGGGCGCTACAATAGTAGCAGATAAGACGAAGGAGGACGAAATGGCCATCCGAAACACCGAGAAAGAGATCCGCGAACTACTCGCACAAGTCCAAGCCAAGTATCCGCAAGCCCGTTTCGAGATTGAAAAGCACGTTGTTCTTGAAGGCACGGACCGCGAATTCACGCAGTGGATACTCTGTGAAGTGCGTCGCTGCCCACGGTGCGGCAGAGAAGTCAGCACCGGTAGCGTCGGCGCACAGTATCCCATTTTCTGCCACGATTGCTTCCTGGCCGAGGCCGCCGAGGCGGCTGCCAGGAGCGAGGCGGCTATTGCCGCCAACGCCCGCAAGGTCGCTTGGGGCGTGTTCCACGACAGTGTGCTCGGCTAGCGCGTACCGCTGGAGGCTATAATGGATTACTGGCAGAAAGACACGATTCAGGAAACGGACCGGGATCTCAGGGATGCCGACATGGCGTCCCTGGGGCACGACCGGCAGCTGGCGCTGGCTTGCCTAGCAGCGGCCGTGCACCGCATCGAGCATGAGCTCGGCAGTGTCGCGAGCGTTGCAGACCTGCACAGGGCAGTCGCCTTGATGCGCAGGGCTGCCGATGCTGCCGATGGCAACGACTGGGGCGGCGCGCATCTGGACATAGTCGATGCGCGCCGCACTCTGGCAAGCATCCGCTGGTGATAATGTGCCCCGCCGGTCGGGCTAAAGGCCGGCAAGGAGGCCGTATGTCAACGCTAGTAAATCTCACTCCTCACGAGGTCGTTCTCGTAAGGGGCGAAACCCACTTGGTCGTACCCCCGTCTGGCACCATCGCCCGCGCGGCGACGACCCGGCAGCAGGTGGACGTCTTGGACGTGGACGGGACCACTATTCCCGTCAACCGCGTAGCTTTCGGCCAGGTTGAGAACCTGCCCGACCCGGCTGAAGGCGTCTGGTACATTGTGTCGTCGATTGTCGCCCAGGCCCTGCCTGAGCGCCAGGACCTGTTGGTCCCGGACGACACGGTTCGGGACGAAAGCGGGCGCATAGTGGGCGCCCGTGCTCTGGCGCACGTCTAGTCAACGACCCTGCCGGCCGGGCGAGAATAGGCCGGTAAAGGAGACAACTATGGGCAACTACTGGAAAGTCACACTCGAATGCGGCTGCACCAGTGACTGGGAGCAGCCTGACGCCTTCGCCGTCATGCCCGCCCTGGGCATGTATGCCTACTGCGAGCGCCATGGCGACACGACCGTTGCCGCCGTCACGCCGGACAGCTGGACCTACACCGTCCGCACCCTCAGCGAGCGCAAGCCCGCCCAGGGACTCAACCCTGGGTCAGGCTTCACGCCCGGCGACCAGATGATCGTCTTCTGGAGCGTCACGGCCGGCTCCTGGGCCTACCGCTTCGACGGCGTCAGCCGCGACGGCCTGGCCTACGAGTCGGATGACTACACCGGCTTCGCCACGCCCGCCCAGGCCCTCGCAGCAGGCCTGGCCCACTATAACGAGTCGCAGCAGGCGTAGTACACCAACCGCCCCGCCGGCCGGGCCAGAATAGGCCGGCAAGGAGCTACCGGCATGGCAAAGTGTTTTACCGTTGACCGCGGCGTCGTCAGCCCCGGCATCAGCCTGCGCGCTGACGGCACCATCTGGGTCGGTGAGGAAGGGCGCGCCCGGCGGCTGGTGCGCGTCAAGCCGCCCGAAGGCGCCACGTTCACCCAGGACGCCTTCGGCCAGCCTGTCCTGGCCGAAGTGCCCGGGCCGGGCGTCGTCCTGCTGGTTCGTGACCACGCAGGCTTTCGGGGCGGCTGGTGGTTCTCGGAACCACTTACCGCCCACTGCCCGTTCGATGGGCAGCCCATACCCTCCAACGAGCGCTGCCCGGGCTGCGGTGCCCCGGGCGGTTGGTTCGGCGCCGTCTCCACGCAGCACCACCTTCCCGACAACCCCGTCGAGGCGGACCACCTCGGCAAGGTGATTGCGCACGGCTACCGCGCCCAGGGCGACGCTGGGCGCATGGGTGGCGGCAGCGAGTATCTCTTGCGCTGCCAGGCTGGCACCCGTTTCAGCATCCGGCGCAGTGGCCGGACCTACGGGAACCCGCATGTTTTCAATGTCGAGGTAACCGCCGACGGCGTCATTGTCACCGACGCCGAGGCCGACATAGCTGAGAAGGCGGCCGCTGCCGCATGGTAAACAGCAACATGGGGCTTGATAAGAGGCGCCGCGTAGGCTACAATTGCGGCATGGCAACGATAAGGGACGAATTGAGGCGTTTGCAAGAAAAGGACGGCTTGTCTAACCGCCAAATGGCGCAGCGGTTAGGCATAAGCCACGGCATGCTCCGTGCCGTGCGCGATGGTCGGCGCCAACCAGGCCGTAAAGTCATATTGGGGCTCAAGCGGGCCTATCCATCTCTGAGGCTGGACTACGTTCTGGCCTCAGAAGCAACCGAGCCTAGGTGTGGTTCCAGCGATCACGCCTAGGCTCGGCCTGTTTCACAAAGGAGGTGATGGTTCGTGGCGGACGTCGCACAGGCGCTTCTGATGCTAGGGCTAGCGATTGTGATTCTGACGCTGTTCATGCTCGCGTGCGAAACAGCGTATGCCCTTTGGAAGGCGCACAGGAGGTGAGCCATGGCGTTCGGGTTGGGTGTGCTCGTCGGCGTTCTCATCGGTAGCTTCGCGATGCTGCTCATCTGCTCGGCAATAGCCGTGGCCAAGTACCAGGACCATGACGGGGATGGGAGGTAGCATGGACAAACAGGAAGCACTCGCTATGTTAGAGTTCTGGACACGCGAGGCCGTCCAGGCTTATCGGATCGCCAAGTATCCCGAGGATGGCGAGTGGATAAGCAACATCGAAGACCGGTGCGCCTACTGGGCGGAAAGGGCGCGCGAACTGGGTGCTGGCCCCAACGACGTCAGGAAGATCAACGCGATAGCAAGGAGTGGGAGCGTCATATGAAAACCGAGAAAGAGATCGCTGCCCTTGTTCTGGCCCTGGCAGACGCTCGCCGTTCTGCTGCCAATGTGCATGACATGCTGGAACAGAAACGCCAGGCCTTCGCCCGCGAGAATGCCGAGCTGCTGGAGAAAGAGCGGTTCCTCACCGATCGCGCTCGCGATCTGGAGCTGGAGATACGCGACAGCGCCGAGGAGGTATACCGTCTCACGGGCATTCGCAAGACCGTTCCCGGCGTCTCAATCCGGCTTGTCACCCGTACGCACTACGAGCCGGAGCAGGCGATTTCCTGGGCGATCGAGAATAAGCACTTCCGTTTGCTCAAGCTGGACACGAAAGCATTCGAGCAGGCAGCCAAGGCCCTTCGGCCCGACTGCGCCGAGGTGGAAGAGGTGCCCCAGGCCGTTATCAGTTCCGACCTGGAGGCTGCAACCCGACGGCTGCAAGCGGACCAAGCGGCAGATGAAGAGATCGCCCGCTGGACACGCGAGCATTATGCTGCCGAGCGGGAGACGCACGAGTTCCTGCGCCGGGTGGATGCCGAGACGGGCGAGATCACGGAGGTGCCAGCATGACCCAGCACCAGGTGGCGAAGCGCTGCCCCTTGCGAATGGCGATGAATCCGCTCGGGTCCTGGCCGGCCTGGGATTGCATCACCGGCCAATGCGCATGGTGGACGGGCCAGGAGTGTGCGATTGCCAGGATCGCGGCTAACGTACAACTGCCTGCCTATGATCCGTACATACCTGGGTATGTGGCTGGGCCGGCACAATCGGCCCAGCAGAAGGAGGGCCAAGTGAACGGTTGTGAGACTTGCACATACAATGACGAGTGTCAGGCTTCCGACAGCCTCGAAGTGCGCTGCGCCTGGTGCGGCAAGCCGTTGGGCAGCAAGCCTGGACAGGGCAAGCGCGGCGCCACGCATAAAATATGCGAGGAGTGCGCCGCTCGGCTTTTCGCCGGTCTAGAGGAGTTCATGAAAGACAAGGAGGACGACAATGACTGAACAGCAAGCAACACAGCAAGCAGTTACGGTGAAGCAGCCGGTAGCGCCGGCTGGTGCGGAGGTGATCGAGGCCGTCATTGCCAAAGGTGATTTGGCCCAGCTCACGCCAGCGGAGCGGGTCAACTACTATCAGGCAGTGTGCAAGAGCCTGGGGCTCAACGCCCTTACCAAGCCGTTCGACTATATCGAATTGAACGGCAAACTGACATTGTACGCCACGCGTGGCGCAACCGACCAGCTGCGCAAGCTGTACAACATCAGCCTGCGGGTGGTCAATCGCGAGATCGTGGACGACATTTATATCGTCACCGTTGAGGCCAGCACGCCAGACGGCCGGGTCGACACGGAGATCGGGGCCGTCTCACTCGTAAAGGAAGATGGCGAGTGGAAGACGGCACCGAATGGCAAGCGTTACTTCGAGAAGAACGGGAAATGGGTACCGCTGCGCGGCGACGAGCGGGCTAACGCTCTGATGAAGGCGACCACCAAAGGGAAGCGCCGTGCTACCCTGTCCATCGTCGGCCTGGGCTGGCTGGACGAGACCGAGATCGAGACTGTACCAACGGCACGGCGAGTCAACGTAGACGTCGGGACTGGCGAGCTGCAACAGCTTGCGCCGCCAGCCGCAGCAGCGGCCCAAACGGAGCAGGAAGCCAACAGCGCGCCAGGGGCTGCGCAGGCCGTGTCTGAGGATGACGAGCCTGACTACCTGTCCGACGCTGAGCACCAGAAGAACGTCCGTCAGTACCTCCTGGTGCATTGTGGCTGGACCCAAGCCAGGGCTGACGATGCTATCGCGCACTGGACAGCAGACGGGCTGTCGCGCCGCCAGATCGCTGCTGCGATTGGTAAAGCAGAAGAAAAGTCCTAAGCCGGCTGTGGACGGGCAAGGGCGGCACTGATGACGGCAACCGCCAGGGAAATGGGCAACCGTTCCCCCCTAGTACAAAGAAAAGGAGACAGTGAGGAATGGCTGAGCAGCAGGTCGTACTAACGATTGACGTCACCGACTGGAATGAGGCTCGTAAGGCGCGGAACCTGCCGCCGGTGGCGAGCATGAAAGAGGCCCTTGAGATAATGGCGGACCGTAAGATGACCGCCAGCGAGATAGGGACAATGCTAGTGGCAGCAAGGGAGGTTGGCACTGCACCGGCTGACATCCTGCCACCAAACAAGATCATGCTGCGCATGGGCGTGGCCGAAGAGATAATAAACGAAGCGAACAAGTGCACGACGGAGATAATCCTAGGGTCCGGGCGAAAAGCTGACGTGCCTGATTTCGTCGGCGGAACGACAGAGGACACAGGGTATGTAAGAAGCAGTGATCCAGACGCCCTAGCCAGGGTAGAGGAGTACTTGCTGAAGACGCTCATCGGGCACGCTCGGCCACGGCTGGCAGTCATTGCCGCCAGCGGTGGGGACGTGCTAGCAACAATAGCCGCTCTCAAGGCGAAGCTTGACGAGCTGGCAGCCCAGTTGGCAGTACAGGCAGAAGTGGAAATGGCATAACCGAGACGAGCCAGGCGGCTAGTGAAATCCAGCTGAGCGGTGCGAGCCACGGCCACTGTGGAACCCATGCCCTACATGCGAGCCATCGAACGCGTGAAACCCAGGCAGCAAGTGCGAGCCATTGGCCGGGTGAAACCCACGCCCGAGGTGCGAGCCATGCTAGTAGTGAAACCCAAGAGAAGCATGCGAGCCACGGTGCTCGTGTAACCCAAGCTTCGAGTGCAAGCCACTCGCCATGTGGAACCCAGCATTGCTGTGCGAGCCACAAGAGCCGTGAAACCCAAGCCGGGTGTGCGAGCCACTCACCATGTGAAACCCAGCTGACGTGTGCGAGCCAAAGAGTGAGTGGAACCCAGCCTTAGTGTGCGAGCTAGCCGAAAGGTGAAACCCATATCATGAGTGCGCTAATAGGAGGAACCAATGTCCGATGAATTGCAGGAAGCCGAAGTCGACCGTCCGCAGAAGATCCACAAGCTGTCCATGCTCTGGCAGCAGTATCTCTTCTTCGAAGAGCTTGAAGAAATGCGCAAGCGCCATTTGCTCCGCATTAGCGCAATCAAGCGCGGCGTGTGCCAGATGGACGCTGGTATGGAGCAGGATTTCATAGACACGTTTGGCCGTGGGGCAAAAGGCGCTGGATTCGGGCTTGATAGTGCCCTAAAATCAGCCCGTCGGCAGATGATTAAGGCTGCCAAGGCCACCACTGGCCCAATCTGGGAATGGATCACGTCTATACGTGGACTGAGCGAAGGGAAAATGGCTGCTCAGCTCTTGGCGCAGATCGATGACATTGGTCGTTTCGACACTGTCTCCAAACTGTGGCGCTATTGCGGCTACGCAGTCATTGACGGGCACATAGATGCACCAACGAAGGGCCAGGTTCTTCCCTACAACCGCCGGCTCAAGTCACTGCTGTATCTGATCGGTGACGAGTTCATCCGCATGCAGACGCCTATCTACGCCGAGATCTACTACGAAGAGAAGGCGGAACAGCGGCGGCAGCACCCTGAGCCATACTGCACCAAGTGTGCCTGCGTAGCTACAGAGTGCCGCCACCCTGCTGCCCATCGCAAAGCCCGTTCCTGGGACTTTACGGATGCGCACATCCACAACCGCGCCCGGCGCAAGATGGTGAAGATATTCTTGCAGCACCTCTGGGTGACGTGGCGCCAGCTAGAAGGGCTGCCCATATCCGAACCCTACGTCCAGGCGATCATGGGGCACACCAACATCATCACAGCGCCAGGGGCCGTCAACGAGCCAGTGGCGTAGGGCCATAATTGCTGGGGAGATGGTTACTCATTGCCCCGGCCAAACAGCGGCGACGTGTGAGACGTGAAACGCCGCATATGCCCATTAGCGCTTGCAAGTCAGTAGCACGCATTGTATACTCAAGGTATCCCTGGCAAGGATAAGGCCATGACAGACCACACCTTCAACAAGATAGTTGAGCACAGAGCCCGACCAGTCATGTCGTGTTGCCATGGTCCTTGCCAGGGGAGTGTGGCGGCATGAAGGGTCGGGCTCTGTGCTTCCCCGTCTATATGCAAGGAGATCCTCATTGCCGTCCATAACCTCTTCGACTGCCCCCGCGCTGCCTCCACCAACGGTGAACACGATAGATGACGGGTTCGAGTTTACTTGGGCGGGCAGCGGCGTCACTATCAGTCTCCAATACATACGGGAGGGTAAAGATGACATAACCGCAGAATGCACCGTCACGAGCATGTTTGCCGAAGCAGACGAGTTCCTATGGTACGGCCGCCTCAACCTGATGTCGGCCCAGACACGGGCATCGCTGTCCAAGACGCTGCAGGAGCGGCTGGAGTTTGACTGGCATGCTGCGTTCAACCAGGTCAGCATACTCGCTATTGACCGCTGGCGGTCTGGCGAGGAACCAGTCAATCTGGCCACGGTTTCACCGCGAGCTGGCGATACCTGGCTGCTGTCACCGTACATCAGCCTGGACGGGCCAACACTCCTGTTTGGGCCTGGCATGAGCGGCAAAAGCATGCTTGCACTGGCCATGGCCTACTCGATCCAAACCGGCGACGCCATCATTGGCCGCTGTGTCGGCAAGCCACGCAATGTGTTGTATCTCGACTGGGAAACCAACTACGAAACCCATGCAGAGCGTCTCCGCGCAATCGCCAAAGGCCGGCGTGCTAATGCGCCGGCCGTGTTGCACCAGCGGCAGGCGGCGCCGCTCGCATCGTCAATCGGTGCTATCCGAACACAGGTTCGGAAACACAACATCGGCATGGTTGTGGTGGACTCTTTGGGGATGGCTGCAAATGGGGCCCCGGAGGAGGCTGATTCAGCGCTAGCGATGTTCAGGGCCCTGGGCACACTGCGCGATGTTGGCATTCTCTGTCTGCACCACCCCAATAAGAGCCCGTTTGCAACTGGCGCCGACAAGATGTTTGGATCGGTGTACTTCTTCAACGCCAGCCGCATTGTCTGGCAAATGGAATCGAAACGTCGCGATGAACACACGACTGCCGTGCGGCTGACGTGTCACAAGGCGAACTATCGCGGCAGCCTGCCTGAGCATGCTCTGGTCATGACCATCCAAGAGCGCGCCGATGGGGTTCTTGAGCAGGTTGATCTGCGCCAGACAGACTTGACCGCAACGCCTGAATTTGCTGAGCACGCACCTCTTGCATCCCGTATCCTCTCAGCGCTGAGAAACGGCGCCATGAGCAACCGTGAGCTGGCCGAGGCCCTGGAGTTGGACGACAACGACGAATCCAAGCTGCGGGCACGGCTGAGCGAACTCAGGCGTCAAGGCAAAGTTGTCACTCTGTCAACCGGGCAATGGGGGTTGGCGTCATGACCAGAGACCGCCAGGAGGCCGGAGTGCATACCTGGGCACCAGTTCAATGGCTATTGCATTACGCACACCGTGCGCACACCCCCTGTGCACACTTCAACCCCCATTGCATTGCGCACGCACAGCACAGGGGGATATATATATCCCCCTGTGCGTGCGCAATGTGCGCTGTGCAGCTTGGAGAGAGATTAGACGGCAATGGCTGAGTTAGCGAAGAGAGAGACGGTTCTGGAGCAGCTTAGGGCGGGAGCGGGTCAGCCCGTGTGGGATGGGGCCGCGCTGTGGCAGGATGCTGCTAGACCGTATCTCTCCTGGAAACGGACGGCACAGCAAGGGCGGGATATTGCCCGCGTCCATGACGCCGTGCTTGAACGGCTGTTGCTGGGCAACATGCTCCTGATGTGTGGCATGAACCACCTGGTCCGTGAATCTGGGCTGCGTCGCTGGGATTTCTACATTGCGGCCCATGGTCGCCTGTATGACGTCATTCTGGCGTCGCAGACTATCGAGGAGGTGATCGATAAGGGCTACAAGATGGGCTATCTCGTTACCCTGATCGGCAACTACTGCAGCGTGTCCTTGCAGGTTGAGGACAAGCGTTGGCAGGACTGGTTCGCCAGCATCGTTGCGAGCCAGGTACGGACGCCTTGCCCCAAGGCACCAGATACATGGATTGCCAGGGGCATGGCTGAACGGTTGGTCGAATTGGCCCGGCTGCGCCGGGGTGAGACGGGCAAAATACGCGAGGAGGTGCGGGATGGAACGGGATGAGACGCAGGAGTTACACGAGATTGATGCCAGCGCCTACAGGAGCCTGGTGTTGGCGGCACCCGATCTGCTGGCGGCGTGCAAGCAAGGTGACGCGCTGGGCTATGATGGGCCGGAGCTGCTAGAGTACGCAGCCGACCTGGTGAGGAGGTTCGCGCCGGCAACGACGGACGAGCTAAGGCGCAAGGCTGCCGCCGAGAGAGCGGCGATTGCGAAAGCGTGCGGGGAGGTGCTGAATGGACGTTCTTGAGATCCTGCTGGTCATGCTGGCGTTGCTCTGTGGGTTCCTGGCCCTGACGGTTTCGATGCCGGCAGGCATCGCCTGGGGGCTTGTTGCCTGTCTGCTTGCACTCCTTGCTGGCCAAGCGCAGAGGTCATGCCACCATGCCGACCTGCGGCGATGGTCCCTACTACTCGTAGGCAACATAATGCGGCTGAGTGCCAGAACCAAAGAGCCACCCGATGAGGGCGAAGCCGCCGAGCAACAACCGCCAGAGGCGTCAAAATGAGGTTCAGTTCCAGGCAAGAGACACTGCTGGCCATGCTGAAGGCGGTGCGGACCGTGGCTGGGAAGGCGCGGACTATACCCGCCCTCTCGGGAGTGCTGCTCAGGGTGCAGGCAGACGGCACGCTTGAGATGGCTGGCACCGATGGCCAGACCGGCGTGCGGGTGCTCTCGTTACCGGACGTGGGTGAGAGAGAAACGGGGGCAATCGTTCTTGCCGCTCCTATGTTTGGCGATCTGATTGCTGCGCTGGGGCCTGGGTTCGTTGAAGGCCGGGTGACCGCTGAGGCTCCGTCTACCCTGGAGCTCAGTTACATGGCAGGCCGAGGCAAGGCCCGCCTGGCTGCTTTCTGGAACGACCCGGACGGGATCGACGCCTATCAGACGCCAGCACCTGTGGAATGGCGCGGCACATGGATGGTAGCCGCGCCGGCATTCAAGCGCGCGCTGGGCCAGGTGGAGTATGCCTGCAACCCCAGCTTGGGTAATGCCCTCAGCGGCGTCCGCTTCGTCCTCGCTAACGACGAGATGCGTCTGGTCGGTGCGGATAACTTCCGCATTGCCACACGGACGCTGCCGGTGATACCCGCCCCTGGTATCTCCGAGGCGACCTTCACCGTGCCGGCGCCGACGATTGCGGCCACAAAGCGCGTGCTTGCCGGCAAGGGAGACGTCACCATCGGCCTATTCGCTGACACAGAAACGCCAAAGATACAGATCAGGGGCGACGGCGAGGCTGATCTGCGGGTCGAAGTGACGGCGCGATTGGTCACTGAAGAATATCCGAACTGGCAGCGCTTCTTTAGCCTGCCGCTGATGCAGCCATATTGTCTTGTCGCTGTGGCGGATCTTGTCGCCGCTCTGAAGCGCATTGATAAAGTCACGTCCAAGGGCGGGACAGTGCGGTTCGAGTGGCCAAGTGCCGACGGTGGCCTGAAACTCAGTGGTGGCGAGGAGAGCACTGGCTCGTGTGAGATCACGGTGGATGCTGTCACCCAGGACCAGGCAACGATTCCCCTCGGCGTGCAATTGCTGCTGGAGTTCCTGAGCACGGTCGAAAGCGAGCATGTCAGGATTGGTCTGACGGACGGTGGCGGCATGACGTTGGCCCGTATCTGCGCGACCGAGCTGCACGAGGGTGAGCACGTATACATGCTGGCGCCCCGACACGTGCCGGAGTAGGACTAGTGGGTAAGCAGGTGTAGCAAGTGGTAGCAATTACGTTCATCCCGACTAGCCTTCTGGACCCGCATCCGCACAACCCGCGCCGAGACTACCCGGCTGAAGAGATGGTACAGCTGATGCGGTCGGTCCAGGAGCTTGGCATTCTGGAGCCGCTGGTTGTCACCCCGGCAGACGGGCGATATGTCATCATCTGTGGTCACCGCCGCTGGCGGGCAGCCAAGATGGCGAAAATGGCGACCGTACCGTGCCTCATACGTGACGATCTCGATGAACTGGGCCAGCTGGCCACCATTGCTGCCGAGAATGTGGCTCGTGAGAGTCTGTTGCCGACAGAGGAAGCACGGCTGTTCCAGTCGATGGCTGCTCAAGGCATGAGCATCCAGAAAATTGCCAGCGTGTCGAGCAGAGCCTGGAACTTTGTCGTGGACCGAATGGCATTACTCCGGTTGCCCGATGACCTGCAGAGGCAAGTGGACGAGAAACGCCTGCCTTTGCAGGCAGCTGCAGCGCTTGCCAACCTAGAAAGTGAAGAGCAGATGCGCGCCATGGCCCGCAATGTCATCGAGGGCGCAATGACGTCCAAGGAAACTGAGGCAATGGTGCGCCTCGCCAAGCGCCGTGTGGCACAACAGGCTCCTGCGACTGTGGCGCCACATACACTGACAGCTAGTGGCGTCCGCTTGGCGACCAGGGCCACATGCGCCGCTTGTGCGCTAGCCGAGGCTACTCAGCGCGCACCACGCTGGGAAGAAGTGGAGCAGGCGAAGGGCTTGGTATGTGCTGAGTGCGAATGCCGTGGGTTTGCGGACATTTGCCACGATTGCCCGCTGACCCAGTTTCTGCGGTTTCTCGCTCAGGTTGGAGGAGCAGGTTAATGGCCTTGGCAAGTTCTGACGTTGCCTATGCCATCGCGGCAGCGGACAGATCGCTGCAGACGGCAAAGCTGTTTCGCCGTCGCGGTCTGCCACCTTGGCTGGCACTGCATGGCAGACGGCGAGCTCAAAAGGCCCGACGCTGGACGGCAGAGGAAGATGAATTCCTCAGCCGGAATGCCGACCGGATGAGCGTGCTGGAGCTAGCTCGCGAACTTGGGCGGACGACAAACGCGGTACACATACGCCTGGAGGATCACGCTCGTCGCTCTTTGCGTGGCTCGGGGCGGTACCTGTCGTTGCGGCAGATCGAACGAGCAATGGGTGAGCCGGATGGCTCGGCAACTCTGTTAGTAAAAGCTGGGCGCTTGCGGCCTGAGCGCTGCTGCGACATTGGCGGTGGACACACTATCTGGCGCGTGCCACGGATCAACTTGCTGGCATTCCTGCAGGCCGAGCAGAATTTCCCTTGCTACGATCCGGACCGTTTCCGCGATGAGACCTTGCGCCGGTTCGCCCGGCGCTATTGGCGCCCTCACCGCTGGCTGACGTTACGAGAGGCAGCGGCAATTTGGAAGGTAGACGAGGCTGCAGCCCTGAGGTGGGCCATGCGTGCGCACGTGCGGACAACGCGATGGCCAAACTGGTTGCTGCACGCTGACGATGTGGACTGGCTGGCCAAGTTGATCCGGCGGGGCTGGTTCGGTGCCCGGTATTGGCAGCCAGGTGCGGATGGTATGGAGTTCATGCGTCGGTGCTCCCAGCAAGGTATGCCGTGGGCAGCCATTGCACGCATGGCTGGTAGTGGCCGCAGTCGGCTTGTGCCGCGCAGCACGCAGACTATCAGTAGTCGTGTGGTGAAGTCTTTCCAGAGGGGTGACAGCCATGAGTGAGCCCGTACCGTCCCAAGCGCGCGATATTCTCGATCCAGTGGATCTCAGTTGGGTCCGTGAGCACGTTATCCAGGCACATGAGCTTATCGGGCTGCTCCAGGTAGAGGTCGGTCTGGCCCGCGCTGATCTGGCTGCCTACAAGGCAGGTCTCTACAAGGCAGAGAAACCAATTGAGCGGATCGTCGAACGACCGGTTCTTATCTACGAGCCGGACTCGGACACCAAGGCGCTGATTGATGCAGTGCTCGAATGGGCAGATGCGGACAAGCGCTGGGAGAAACGGGAGTACCAGTACCAGCATGCTGTGGCCTGTCATGAACTGGGCAGGCTCGTGGACGAGGAGGACGTGCAACGTGAAGCCCATGTGGCTGAGAAGGCGGCCAAGCTACTGAGAAAGGCAGTGCAAACCTGGCGCGAGGAGCACGCATGATATGACTGGGGGGCAGGTAAATGGGCAAGGACCCTGAAGCCATTGCCCGAATGCACCGAGCATTCGGGTTCGCGACCGGCATGTGCATGGACTGCAGCTGGCTGCAGAACGTATCCATAGCGCGCGATCCGGACCAACACCCCATCTGGAAATGCCAGATCGCACATGAGCTACGGCGGTTGCATCACCCGGGCCGGACGGCGGTGCAGAAGTGGAACCCGAGGTGGCTTGCCTGTGGGCAGATCGCGCGTCGTGAGGTCTTGGATTGCGGGGAGAACAGCGCCAGTGACCGCGACTGAATTGCTCTATCGAGCTGCTGGTGAGCCCGAAGTTGCCGCTGCGGTTCCAGCTGAGGGTAGATGTTGGCTCTGTGGCGCTGTCCTGCCCGGCCGGGCGGTGCCCTATCGCGAGTTCGTGAAGGTGACGTTCACCGACCACGACAAGGCGCGGCAGTGGCAAAGCGACTGGGTCTGCCCGGCCTGTGCTTTCTGTGCCGACGAGCGCAGTGCTCTTCTGCAAGCTCGGCTTGGCAAGGACAAGCCGCAGTGCATGCGCAACTACAGCCACTTTGTCGTGGCTGGTGAATGGTATCCACTCTCGAAGGCTGAGAAGAAACGCATGGTCGCCTTATTGCCTGAGGCGATCCTGGCTGTCATCGCCGATTCGGGCCAAAAACACCTGCTCTTTCGTGCCCAGCCCGGCCTATGGCAATTCGAGGAACAGCGGGTGGTGCCGGATATGGCACGACTGGAGTCGTTGCTCGCAGCAATGTGCTCACTCCTCACGCTCTTTTCGAAGCACGAAATTGAGACTGGGGATTATCTCGCCCATCGCATTGTGAAGTTTGGCTTGAGCTCCTGGCGGGTGCTCGAAGGATCACTCCGACCGTGGCGTGGTTCATCGCTATTCGCCTTGGCTCTATTTCTGGCCCAGAAGGAGGCAGACGTTGGAACTGGAAGAGACAGCAGCGAGACTGATTCAGGCGGTCCATCTGAGCATGGACTGGTCGGTGTGGGGCGAGAAGCGGCTGAAGTACTGGGGCATCCTGACGGACAACGTGCGCAGCGCGGCGTACACGAACAGCCTGAGCCGATTCGTCAACTCACTCTGTTCTAAGATGCAGGTGCCGGTACTGGGCACGAATAAGGCCCAGCGCTCTCAGATCGAGACACTGCTCAACAGTCTTTCTCCCGCGGAGGAGAGGCAACTGCTGCGTCTATTTCGCGATGAAGCGACGACGCTGGTGCTGCAAGTGCGAGTCTGGTCGGAAGAACGTAAGGCACAACGGGCCGAACGGGCTGCCGCCGAGATGGATGAATGGGACGATGCCGAGATCGCCGATGATGCATTCTGGCAGGAAGGAGAGAGTGATGGATTACCAGTTTGAGGGTCTTGTGACCGCTTTGTCCAGTATTTCTCATATCGGTGAGACGCTCGGGATCAATGCCAAGCTCCGGCGCGAGAAGGTCGTTACCCCCGATGGGATCGAAGAAATCCCGATCATCTCCGGCAATAGTGTTCGTGGCCAGTTGCGCGATTGCGGCATGCTCTACATGTGCCGCCGGCTCGGCTATGGCGTGGACGAGGAGACAGGGGAAGTGCACGGCCTGCCCTTGCCGGCCTTCTACTTTCTCTTCTCTGGTGGTGCCCTTACCAAGGTCGGCGATCGTGGCCTGGATATTGATGCTGCTCGTGAGCTCCGCCGCCTGATCCCGCTTGTTTCTGTGTTTGGTGGCGCGATGGGCAATCAGATCATGGAGGGCAAGCTTACAGTCGGCAAACTGTTCCCTCTTTGCCGAGAAACTGCCTTGATCGTCCCGGACCGTTTTGCCAACAAGGACCGGTCCGTCTGGGAAATGCTTCAGGAAGAGGCCTACACCCGGCGCGACGACGAGAAGAACGAGAATCTGCGCTTACTGATTGCTCCTGAGGTTCGGCACCTTCTCGAAGCGTCAGCGGCCGCGAAACGGGAGAAGCAGCGCCAGGGGGAGAATGTGACAGATGATTCCGTGGGCGAGCACCAGCAGATGCGCTATTTCGTTGAGACCTTTGCCGCCGGCAGTGAGTTTTACTGGGAAATCCTTCTGCATGATGTGGACGAACTCGAATACGAAGCGTTTCTGTCCTGTCTGGCAGTGTTCTCCAAGCGGCCGTACATCGGCGGCATGAGTCGGGTCGGGATGGGCAAGATTGCCGTGCAGTTCGATTGGTGCGAGATCAACCCACGGCTGAAAGCGCAGGGTACGCAGGTAGCCCTGCCGGCTGGCGCGGCCTACGACAAGCACCTGTCCGACAATGCTGCTGCCATCCGGGAGCTCCTGAATGCTATGCAATGAGGAGGTGAGATATGGCCGACAAACGCGGCCAGGAGAAGTAGTCCGCAAGGCGGACTGCTTGCTGGGGCAGCTTGCTTCTTTCAGGCGCAGGGTCGAACGGGCCAAGCGTTTGATTGAAAAAGCTGCCCTGGCAGGCCCAATCGGCGTCGCCTTTTCGGGCGGCAAGGATAGCACGGTGTTGCTGCATCTTGTCCGCTCGATTGTCCCCGAGGCGCCGGCGGCGTTCTTCGATGATGGTGCCCAGCTTGGTGACACGTACGAGTTCATTGCCGCCACAGCCAACGTCACGGTGATTGCTGCCAAGCCATCACTGCTTGAAATGTGTCGCCAGGGCGGCTATTGGGGCCACCCAACTAGCACGCCGGACCTGGAGTTCAATTTCGGCCAGCATCTGATCCAGGAGCCCTCAGCCGAGTTTGTCCAGCGCTTCAGCCTGGAGACCGTTGCGATTGGCCTGCGGGCAGACGAAAGCACTGGTCGGCATTTCAATGCTCTGCGTAAGGGCGAGTTCTATTTTTGCCAGGAGGATGGCACCTGGCATCTCTGCCCGCTCACCTTCTGGAGCGTTGACGATATTTGGGCCTACCTGGCCACATTCCAGGTACCGTACAACCCGGCATATGACAAGATGGCGGCGCTAGGGCTTGATCGCAAGGAGATGAGGATTGCTCCAGTCCTCGGTGCCGCCGCCGTTGGGTTTGGCCGCTACGCTTATCTGAAGCGTCTCGACCCAGGATTGTGGAATCGGCTGGTAGCCGAATTCCCGAAGCTGGCGATCTATGTTTAGACCAATCTGTATCACCGCTTGGCTTCGTTGTGGCGTCATCTCTGACCCGTATCTGCCGCTGGACGGCATACTGCTCTACGAGGCGTGCCGCCGCCAGTTCAATGGCCAGCCAGAGGCAAGCATCCCTGGACAGGGTTCGCTGGCTGCCCTTTCGAGAGAGATGATGGCGCCAACGCTTCCCCTGCTGATGGTCTACGACGGTGACTATCGCTATTACGCCTGCTCGTTTGCTGAGTGGGGCCGGCCTTTCGCTGAGGGCCGCGATTACTGGAACAAGCGTGAGGACTCGGGCAAGCATACCGACCTCTTGGATGTTGCTGTAAGTCGGATCGAGACCAGCAAGGGGCGTTACAAGGCGTACCACATGCCAGTCTTCTATCGTGTTGCGCCCTGGGTCCGCTGGTGGGCAGTTGGTGATGCTGCTGCTATCAAAGACCTGTTGGCGACGATCGCGGCAATTGGCAAGAAGCGTGTCTACGGTTGGGGTCGGGTTCTCAGATGGGAAGTGCAAGAGATGAGCGAGGACAAGAGTGTCATTGTTGCCGGTGTGCCGCAGCGATCGGTCCCGGTGACGTCAGAGACGCAGCGACTGGTAGCACCCGGAATACGGCAGGTGTTTTGGGGTTACTACCCGCCTTACTACGAATCTGCCAACCAGGCCATGTGTTACATGCCTCCCAGTAACGGTGGCGAAGAGCGGCAGGGTAACTGCTGATGCCGGTCGTCCGTGGCACGCCTGAGGAGGAGCTGGTTATATGCCAGGAGTACCGCGACCGGCTGAAGGCCGAACTAGCTGACGTCGAGGTAATCATGCGTGGACTGAAGAACGGGCCGCTGCCCATCAAGGAGAGCGAGTTCGAGGGCCAGGTGCGCCAGTTGGCCCGTCTCTATGGTTGGCTGTGCTACCACACTTGGCGGTCCATCCATTCACCAGCCGGGTTTCCCGATCTTGTGCTCGTCAGGGCAGATGCCCGGCCAGGCGATGCCCGCCTGATCTTTGCCGAGTTGAAGACTGCCCGTGGCAAGCTCACGGCCGCCCAACAGCAATGGCTGGAGGCGCTGCGCCAGACACCAGCGGAAGTCTACGTTTGGCGGCCAGACGACTGGGATGCCATAGTGGCATGTCTTGGCAACGACCATGCCCGATAGCGGAGGCACTGATGGTTGGCGAGACACTGGAAGTCCAGGCCCTGTACCAGCAGTTGCGCAATCAGCAGCAGGTCATCGAGCAGCTGCAGGGTGAGATTCTGGAACTGCACCGTTCACGCGCGATCCTGCAGCGGCAGAACGATGCCTTGCGCGAGCGCCTGGCCAAGTTGCTGGCCCAGGACGGTCACCGTGAGGGTGCATGATGTTGCCGAGAACCCACTGCATGGAGTGCATGCTGGCGCGAAAGCACGCGACCCGGAGTCAACGCTGCGCTGTCTGGCTCTGGCTGTCATCGCACGGGCGCTGGATGATATTTGCTGCCGCACCGTTGACCGCTCTAGGGCTTGGTACCAGATCGTCCGTGATGACACAGAGAGGCTAGAGGCGCTGGCCTGGATATGCGACGGGGGCGACAGTTTCGACACTTGGTGCGAGTGTGCCGGCCTGCGGCGGGAGGCGGTTTGGCAAGAATGCGCCGAGCGTTTCGCCATGACGCCACTGGCCTGGCTGCTCTAGTCTTTTGCCCAGCCCGGTGGTAGACTATTGATAAATGGAGAGTTGGCATAAGTGGTAACCAAAGAGGCCTGGCGGAACCGCATAGTTGGCGTTGGCGAGGAAGACCCGGAGCAGCTGTGCGCTAACCCTGCTAACTGGAGAATTCACCCCAAGGCGCAACAGGAGGCGCTCGAAGGTGTATTGGACGAAGTCGGCTGGGTGCAGCAAATTGTGGTCAACCAACGGTCAGGCGTTGTCATAGACGGCCATTTGCGTGTGAGCCTAGCCATGCGGCGTAAGGAGCCGCTGGTGCCGGTGCTCTACGTTGATCTCGACGAACGCGAGGAAGCGCTGATTCTGGCGACGCTAGATCCACTCAGCGCCATGGCAGTCGCCGACAAGGGCAAGCTCGACGAGCTGCTACGCGACGTGGAAACGAGCAGCGCTGGCGTGCAAGCAATGCTGGCGGAGCTTGCCAAGAAGAACGGGTTAGAGTACAGCGGGGCGGAATTGGGCGACGGTCCAGAGGCAGACGTTGATCGCGCCGAAGAGTTGCAGCAGAAATGGCAAGTCCAGCTCGGCCAAGTGTGGGAGATACCAAGTCTGACTGTGCTTGATCGGCGCCACCGGGTAATGTGTGGCGACAGCACCAAGGCCGAGGATATGGCGCGGCTGATGGGTGGGCGAAAGGCAGATGCCATAGTTGCTGATCCGCCTTATGGGATGCAGCTTCTAGTAGATTTGATTGGCCGGACAAAAGGGTTGATTATTGATCCATTTCTTGGTTCCGGTACGACGATGGTTGCCGCCGAGCAAGCAGGCCGCATCTGTTATGGCATGGAGTTGGAACCTAAATATGTTGCCGTCGCTCTAGAACGCATGTCTGATATGGGCTTACAGCCGGAGTTGGTTGACAATGGGTAGGGCAACGAAACTCACTCCAGAGACACAGGCGACGATCGTGTCTTATATCCGCGCTGGCGCCTACGATTGGGTGGCAGCGCAAGCAGCAGGGATTGATCCTCTTACCTTCCGGCGTTGGATGGCACGCGGGCAGCGACCCGGACCGGAGAACGAACCCTATCGTACGTTTCGTACTGAGGTCCAGCACGCTCGGGCTCAGGCGCGCCTGGCTGCTGAGGTTGAAGTGCGCAAGACCGACGCCTTCAAGTGGCTGCGCTATGGGCCAGGTCGGGAGCGACCGGGGGAGCCTGGCTGGACGGAGAGCACCGAGCTGACTGGCCCTGAGGCCGGCCCCTTGCGGGTGCGAATTGTCGAGCATATTGTAGAGCGGGCAGAGGATGCAGACGAAGACAGCGATGACGTCGCAGAGACCAGCGGCGAGGAAGAAGGGCAAGGCTGAGCCGTCCATAGATGTGGGCTTATCGAGAGCCCAGGCGGCATTCTGCCACAGTAAGGCCCGCTATCGTGCCCTGTGCGGTGGCCGTGGTGCCGGCAAGACTTTTGCTGGCGCCTATGACATGCTGACACGGGCCGGTGCCCCTGATGCTGGTGGCGGCAGGCTGTACGGCGTTTACGCGCCGACCTATACCATGCTCCGGGACGCGACTTGGCGCATGTATCTGCAGTTGGGCCAGCGTCTGCACTATATTGTAGCTGTCAACAACTCGGACTTGCGCGTCACGCTGAGCAACAAGAACGAGATCGTCTTTCGCAGCATGGAGAACCCCGAACGTGCCCGTGGCCTGAACCTGACTGGTGTGCATCTGGACGAGGCCAGCTTGATGGAGCGCGATGCCTACAACATCGTTATCGCTAGCCTCCGTGATGCAGGCAGTGCCGGCTGGCTGTCGGCCACCTTTACCCCAAAGGGCCGGCAGCATTGGACCTACGAGGTGTTCGGGCACGCGCGCAGAAATGGCACAGACGTGGCCCTGTTCCGTGCCCGTACGTTCGACAATCCGTTTTTGGCACCGGAGTTTTACAACTCAGTACGCCGGCAGTACACCAACAGCTTCGCTCGCCAGGAGTTGGAGGGCGAGTTCATCGAGGCCGAGGGTGCGCTCTTCAAGCGCCAGTGGTTCCGTGTCGTCGACGCTGCACCAGAAGGGCTGCGCTGGGTACGTTACTGGGACCTGGCGGCCAGCACCAAGACGTCGGCGGACTACACGGCGTCTGCCGAAGCGGCGTTAGGTCGGGATGGTACGCTCTACATCCGCAATGTTATCCGTGGACGCTGGGAGTGGCCTGACGCACGCAGCGTCATTATTGCCACGATGCAGGCCAACCCTGGCGTCATCCATCTAGTCGAGAAGGCGCTGCACGGGCTGGCGGCGGTCCAGGAGCTGAGCCGTGAGCAATCGCTGATGCACGTTACGCTGATTGGCGTAGACGTAGACACAGACAAGGTCAGCCGGGCGATGACCTGGGCGGCCAGGGCGGAGCGGGGCCAGGTTGCCCTGGTTGCGGGTCCCTGGATTGCTGACTTTCTCGACGAGGTCTGTGCCTTCCCCGGTGATGAACACGACGACCAGGTCGACGCCGTGTCTGGCGCCGTTGCCTATCTGGGCAAGTCGGCTATCGTACCATCAGCGGATGTGCTGGAGGCATACGGCAAGGGCCTAGTAGTTAGGCCAGACGGCAAGGCGCTGAGATTTGTGGATGAAAGGCCGCCCGGTTTCGACGAGCGGCTGGCTAAGGCACAACGGGGGCGCAAATGGTAGACAAGGAGCTAGTTGCCCCTCCTCCTGCTGGAGGGCAAGCCAACCTGATGAGTGACAAAGCGCTGCTTGAGGAGATGCGGCGGGCGCTGCTCATGCAGGTAGCCGCCATTGAGAAGTGTTTGGGCATGCGGCCTGCTAGCAAACGTGCAAAGCGGACAGTTGCGCCGCCCAGAACTGTGGATTAGACTAGTGTCTAGATAAATATCTGGCCCACAACCCCGATTGGGGTTCTCGGCCCTGTTTCGAACCCGCGAGTAGCCGGTTCGGAGCAGGGCTTTTTTGTTGCGAGGCAACCAGTGGGAGTACGCGACAGCATAGCGAAGTTCCTGCTCGGCAGCGAGTTCGTCGCTAAGGCGAAGGCGAGCACGGGCAGCAGCGGCATGGTGCAGCCAAGCCAACCGCTGCCACCAGCCTGGGCGGCAACGACGTTTGCCCCTGGCTGGCCGATCACGCCGGCAGTGCATCCGTACGAGGACGAGCTGCCGCGCGAGATCGACTATCCCATGGCGGTCAACGTCACGCTCGTGCCGCGCACCGCCTACGGACTTATGCCGTTCTCAGCGCTGGCCAGCGTCTACGAGACCGTCGCCGAAGTCAATATGTGTGTCTTCACGCTCATACGTGAGATGGGTAACTTCGAGCCCAAACTCGTTGACGAAGACGGCAACCCGGCAGACGATCACTCCTACGTCTGGCTGACCGAATCACCCGACCGCGTCACGCCCTGGGCCGTCTGGCTGACGCGCTTTCTGCAGTCCGTTCTCGTATTCGATGCTGGCGCGTTCTATATCGAACGCGATGGCGAGGAGCTCAAGGGGCTGCACTTCCTGGACGGCAGCACGATCTTGCTGTTCGTCGATGAGCACGGTCGGACGCCAGAACCGCCCGCACCTGCCTATGGCCAGGTCATTAAGGGCATGCCGTTTTCGTGGTGGACGAGAGAGGCCGTCTGGTACAAGCCACGGTTCCGTCGCTACGATGCACCCTACGGTCGCACACCGATTGAGCAGGCCTGGCCGTGGATCCTGACGATCGCCAACATCACCGGGTTCGAGTTGGCGCATTACCGTGAGGGCAATCTGCCCGAAGGTGTGGTTGAGGCGCCAGAGGGCGCGAGCCTGGAGCAGATTGCCTACTACGAAGAGCAGTTCAACGCCCGCATGTCCTCCGGCGCCGCTGAGCGTATGCGCGTGCGGTTCCTGCCGCCAGGGTTCAGCAACATGCGCGTGCTCAAGAAAGCTGACTTTCCAGAGGCGCTGTACAAGCAAGCGTTGCAGAACGTCGCCCTGGCGTTCGGTCTGCCACAGACCGAGTTTGGCAACGTGCCTGGTCAGGGGCTGGGCGGCCGTGGGTTCATGGACGTCATGGACAAGACGTTCTACCGCATGGCGCTAGGCCCACTCAAATCCTACGTCTGCAGCGCCTTCAACGATGTTCTGACCCAGTTCGGCGTTGAGGACGTCAAGTTCGACCTGCAGCTGCCGCAGGAGACACTCGACCCGAAAGAGGCCCAGAATGCCGTTATCGCTGAGTTCAACGCCGGCCTCGTCAAGCTCAATGAAGCCCGTTCCACGCTGGGCTACGACCCTGTTGATGGTGGCGATGTTCTGCTGACTGTCCAGGGCGGGCAAGTAATCAATATCTCGCAGGCACTGACCCAGCCGGCGCCGCAACCAACCGAGACACCTCCCGCACCTCCTGCCACCGGTGAGTCGGGGACTGGTTCCAGTCCTCCTTTCCAGTCCCCGACGCCGGTTACCAAAGTTCTGGGCGTGGATCTAGAGGATGATCTCTACTATGGCAGCCCAGTCGAGCAGGCGGTTCCCGTGCCGCTCTTGGGGCACCATCGCAACGATGTTGAGATCGTCACCATCAAGCCGGTCGGCCTACCGGAGCGGCCGGCGTTGTGGAAGCCGTTGGATGGTGAACATCCGGGGTTGATCCGGCGCATTGGTGGTTGGCAGGGCTGCCGTGAGGAGGCGGCGTACCTGATCGACCGCATGTTGGGGCTGTATCTGGTTCCCGTCGCTTACCTGAGCGACCTGGATGGTGAGCGCGGTGCCGTCCTGTACTACGTTCCTGGCAACGATCCAGCCAAGCCTGTCGCTGAGTACCAGGAACGTTGGCTTGAGAAGGCGGCGCTGCTCGATACAGTGCTCTGCAATCTCGACCGGCATTCTGGCAACTGGCTGACCCATCCAGACGATCCTGGACGTCCAGTGCTCATAGATAACGGCCTGACCTTTCCGGCGACGGAGCATGCGCCATCCAGCCCGTTTGTCATTGCCTGGGGCGAGAGGCCGTTCAGCATGAGTCTCTTAGTCAAGCTAGAGGGGCTGACCCAGGACCGGCGCTGGCAGCGTGTCAAAGAGCTTGTCGGTGAGCAAGCAGCGGCGCTGACTGAGAAGCGTATCAACGGGTTGCTGTCCACGCTTGACGGCATGGGCAAGGCCGAGGAGATCGCAAAAGGCGGTCCAGGCAGTGGCAACTTTGGCCACGCTGGACGTCCTGGGCAGGTTGGTGGGAGTGCACCTGGGGGCGGCGCTGCAGCAGACGATAAGCCTGGCTCTTTGCGCGGTCAGAGCGAAAAGGTTCGCTCTTATACCGAGCGCGTCCAGTCCAAAAGCGCTGCCAGTGTCGAGGCAATTGCCGACCGTCTGGCAAAAGAGGCAGGTGTAAGCCGCGAAGAGCTGGACCGGCTGGCAAAGCAAGTGCCAGACACTGGCGTTCAAATAACCGTACAGACCCGAAGCAAATATTTGGCCGACAATCTCGAAAATGGGTTGCCTTCTTACTGGCACCTAGAGAATAAGCCCGGCTACGGTCGCTGGAAAGGCTATGCAGACGATAGGCAGGCGGCTGAAGAACGCATGGGCCTGTCCGGCATGAACCCAGTATATGGGTACGCAACGTTGGCCGGCAGCGGCAGCGAGGGTGCTGGCGCCGTTTTCGGTGACGTTGCCATCAGCTTCCCTATCGAATCTGTTTCTGGGCATGTCTCATTTACCGCCGGTGATTCATTCGAAGCTTGGCATGAACCAGTATCCGAAGAGGACGTAAGCACCGTTCTGCGTTACGAGCGCGCTGCCGTTCTGGCAAAGTACGGACAAGCATCTGGCATGGCCCGTGACCTTGCACGCAATGCTACGCTCGACCGGTACGTAGAGGCGCAGCTCGTGACCAACGATGGCGGGCGGTTCCCAATACCGCGCGATGCTAATGTGCACTTTTACCAGAAGCCGCCGGCAGCCATCCTGCGGGCAACGAGCGAGGCCGGGTTCCACTGGTCATATACCAAAGACGCCAAAGTTGTTGGCCAGGAGCTAGTAGTGACCAGGATGACGGACAAAGGTGAAGTTGTGGAGCGCAAGCCGTGGAACGGATGAAGCGGCTAGCCCAGAGCGAAACAGGTGATGCATATCTAGGCTTGGACAGCCGGGGCCGCGTTCACGTGATAGTTGATGGGGCTGTGGACCAGCGGTTTAAGCCGGTCACTGCCGAGCAGGCACGGGCGCTGCTGTTGGCTGCTGTCACCAAATGGTTCTGGAAGCCGTTGGTTGACCCTGAGGATCTCGACACGCTGCTGCCAATTGCTGAGCATGCACCGGACGACGCAGTTGGACACAAGGTCGAGAAAGCGGCCCCTAAGCGGCCACCACGACTCACGCCGGCGGAGTTGCTCCGTCAGCAGGCCGAAGAGCGGGCGGCGTACGAAGCGCGTATTGGTGGCGCGCTGGCCCAGGACGTGTTTGCCGCCTACCACAACGAGATAGTCGAGGACATTATGGCCGGCCGCGAACCCGACTGGGCGGCGTATGAGGCGGCCCTCAAGGCCACGCTCGAACCGGAGCTGGCCGCTGTCATGGCCGAACAGCTGGAGGCGATCGGTCACTCGGTTGGCATTGACTGGGATCATGCCGTTGCGAACGAGCGTGCCGTCGCTTGGGCGAGGGAGCACGGCGGCCTGGCAGTCAGCCAGGTCTCGGCGACCACGCGCAAGGCAATCCAGGAGGCGGTCAGCACGTACCTCTCCACGCCTGGCATGAAGCGACAGCAGTTGCTCGACTTGCTGGAACCCACGTTTGGCGAAGCCAGGGCGTCGGCAATTGCCACGACCGAAGTCACCCAGGCATACGCCGAGGCCACGAACGAGCAACAGGCGGAATTGGCCAAGTATGGGCTGAAGATGCACCGCATCTGGAATACCGCCGGTGATGAACTGGTTTGCCCGATCTGTGGGCCGCTCGACAAGAAGCCAGAATCAGAGTGGGCCGATGAGTTCCCTGACGGACCACCAGCCCACACCAACTGCATTCTGCCTGGTAACGTCGTTGCTGGGCCAGGGCTAGTCGGTGCTTTCGAGTCGCATTACGTCGGCAGAATCATTGAAGTGCGAACGGACGCGGGCCGATGGCTGGCCGTTACCGAGAATCACCCGGTATTGACGCTGACCGGTTGGAAAGCAGCGAAGCTCTTGCGCGAAGGTGACAATGTAATCGTAAGCACCAGGCCCGAGGGGATAGCGGCGTCCATCTACCCAGATTATGAGCACGTGCCAGCCGCTATCGAGGAGATATTTGGTGCGCTTGTAAAAGCCCCTGGCATGAGAGCCCGTCGTGTGCCAGCCACCGCCAAAGATTTCCACGGCGATGGGCGGTTCTTGGATAGCTACATCAACGTTGTAGGGCCCAACCGCTTTCTGCTGAACAACATCAAAGCCGCGATGGCGCAAGCCACTAGCAAACTCAGTCTCTACGGGCGTAGCACGGAACAGGCAGCGCTCGTTGCTCTGAGCGCGCTTGCAGAGTTCTTCGAAGGAGGCCTGCCTGCCACGAGCAGCATCATGGGCGGCAGCGGTGAGTACAGCGCGCTCTTCGGGACTAAGCCGAGCCATGCGCAACAGGTTAGCCTGGCTACCGTTTCTGGGGGCAACGCCGTTCTTGAGAAGCTGGCGGCGGATAGTGCCACGGTCAACATGCAAGCGCTTAGACAAGGACAACTCGGATTCTCCGGCAACATAGCAACGGACCGCATCAGCCACGTCGAAACGCGGCAGTACTCTGGACATGTCTATGACCTCCAATGTTACCTAGCACCATTGTACACCTGCAATAGCATCATAGTCCACAACTGCCGATGCGCCATATCGCTCGAACTGGACGACGAAGATGCCTGAGTTGAGCGTCACGATTGAGGGGTTGGACGAGCTGCAAGCCAAGGTCAGCCGCAACATCACACCCGACCTGCAAAGGCTGGCTGTTGCAATAGGCGAAGAGATACGCAAGCCGCTGGTCGCGAACCCAGGGCCGGCCCACTCGCCGGTCATCTGGGCAAGCCCAAGACAGCGAGCGGCCTACTTTGCTATACGGCGTAAGGCTGGGCTGCCAGCACGCTATACGCGCGACGTCGACCCGCAGAGCGAACGGCTGCGGCTCAGTTGGTTCGTTATGCCCGAGGGCGACACGAGCGCTGTTGTTGTGAACTCGGCTAGCTACGCCAAATACGTCCAGAGTGCCAATCATCAGCAGCCACAGCACCGTGCTACCGGCTGGGTCACCGACAAGGATGCCGTCCAAAAAGCGAAGGATGCCGGCGTTATGGAAAGAGCCGTTCGAATGTTTACCGAGGCGTTGCTGCGATGAGCATGTGGTTTGAGATTCAGAAGGTTGATGAGGAACAGCGGCTAGTCGAGGGCTGGGCGATCACCGACGAGCCCGACCTGCAAGGTGACGTCATCCCGTTCGACGTCGCCGTCGCTGCGTTCGAGCAATACGCGCCGCGTCTGGGCATCCGCGAGATGCACCAACCCAAAGCTGTTGGCCGGCTGCGTAAATGGTGGCCGGACCACGAGCACAAACGCATCGGCATCCAGGTCTACCTGTCCAAGTCACGGGATGGCGAAGATGCGCTGCAAAAGGTCAAGGAAGGCGTCCTGAAGGGGTTCAGCATCGGCGGCCGGGCGCTGTCCAAGGTGACCACGACCGTCAAGGGCATGCTCGTCAACATGATTAAGGCCCTGCAGCTGACCGAGATCAGCCTGGTGGACGTACCGGCCAACCCAAGTTGCGTTATCACCCTGGTGAAGGTGGAGGGGAACGAAGATGTGAACAAGGTCAAGATTCCAAAGAAAGAAGGTGAGCCGAAGAGCCCACCTGCCGGTTACCCCGAAGACCCCGACAAGTATGCGGACCCGGCCAACTACTCGTGGCCGGTTGACACGGCCGCTAGAGTGCGGTCGGCGATCTCGTACTACAACGGCGGCCGGGGCAAGGATAAGTACACCCAGGCGGAGTGGGACACTATTGGCCGGCGGATTGCTGCCGCCGCCAGCAAGAAGTTGGAGGCAGACTATGAATTGCGGGACGGCAAAGTCCAGCAGAAAGAGGTGAAGAAGATGGACGCGAACGAGGTTCTGCAGAACCTGAGGGCAACCCTGGAGGCGGCGACAGCCCAGCCAGGGACTGATGCCGAGGCTATCCTGTCGCAGCTGAGATCAGTGTTGCAAGTGGCAACCGACACTATCACGCCTGAGACTGCCAAGGTTCCAGCCAGCACGAGTACGACGGAGAAGGGTGTGACTGTTGAGGTCAGCTCTGACAGTAGCACTACCACGCCAAGCACGCCTAGCACACTGTCTACGCCGTCGCTCACGGAGTCAACTCCGAGCACCGCAACGGCAACGCCGCTAACGGCAAGTGCAGTGGCTACGCCGTCAGTCATGGCACCAGCGCCACCCGCTCCGGCCCAGGCTGATGTCTTGGCCCAGTTGGCCCGGATGCTGGAGGAACTGCCGGCCAAGATCGCCGCCTGCATGAAAGAGGCGGCTGGGCCACAGACGCAAGCACAGACCCAGACACGGACGCAGGGCGCGCCGTCTACGGCCACCACGCCGACGCCGTCGGTGACGAAGGCGGAGGCGGTGCAACCAGCGGCGCCAACGGGCTCCGGTCTGCCGGCTGCTGACGTTCCCAAGAAGGGCTTGGATCAGTACGGCATGATCCGCAAGGCGTTGCTCGAAGGCCGTAAGGAAGAGGCGGTCAAGCTGGCGGGCGGTGAGGCCAAGCTTCAAGACCTCGTGTTCAAGCTGGCCACAGCCGAGACAATGGCTGCTGGCGTGACGACCAACCGTTTCATCGTGTATGACCCTGGCGCCCCTGTGGTGCCACAAGCACGCTAAGAGGAGAAAAGAGCGATGTTTACGTCCGTTGATATTGAAAACCTGAAGGCCCTTACAGGCATCCAGGACCCTGAGCTGATCCAAAAGGCTCTGACTGTGGCCAGTAACTTCACTGGTTACAACCTTGAGCCGACGGCGAGGCTCATGCTCCCTGTCTACAACGGCTTGCGGAACCGCATGGCCGTTGACCGCCCTGCCCGTGGTGCTGTCAAGGCAACTTGGAAGGCACAGCTGGGTTATGGCGGGTTCGATTTCTCGTCCTTTGGCACCAACTACGGTGACGTAGGCTCCGCCATCGCCGGCAACGCTCTGACGTTCGAGGCTGACTACAAGACCCAAGCTGTCAAAGGTGAGGTCACGTACGAAGCAATCCCGATGGCCCAAGGGTTCGACGACCCACTGGCTATCGAGACCAACCGGGCACTGGCCACTCTTATCAGTCTGGAGGAAAAGCTGATCCTGGGTGCGAACCAAACCGCCCTGACCATGGGCACCGTCACTGGGTCTTGTGACTCAAGCGGTGCTGCATTTGCCCAGGGTAACTGGAAGGTACAAGTTGCGGCTCTGACCTTGGCGGGCACCATCGCCAACAGCAACAGCGCTAGCCCTAGTCACGTCGGCGAGTCACTGCCATCGACGGCGGCCACGATAGTGGTCGGCGCAAGCGGCGCAAGCTACCTGAAAGTCTCTTGGACTCCAGTGCCAGGCGCGGTCGGGTACAAAGTGTACGCCTCGGCTACTGCTGGCGGCACGACTACCTATCTCGTGCCCAAGTCGGCGATGGTCTATGATGCCGCCACGAGCAACACGATGACCGACGATGGTACAGCCTATATCGGCGTCACCAGCGTTCGCATCACTGCACCACCTGCCAACACCAACCAAACGGTTGCCAGCAGCGATGGCACCGCGAACAGCTACATGTTCGAGGGCCTGGTCTCCTGGGCTGAGAAGAGCACGATCTATGGTGTGGATGTGACCCAGGGCGGGGCCACGCCGAGGCTGATCTACAACGCCAACGGTCAGGAACTGACTCTGGCTGGTAGCGGCATAGTCGAGTTCGACTATATCCTGCAGCGCATGTGGCAGCAATGGAAGTTGTCCCCCAGCTTGATTGTCACCAGCCCACAGGGTGTGGCCCACGTCAGCAACAAGCTGGCGAGCATGAACAGCGGCTTCATGTACCGCGTGGATCTCACTGCTGAACGCGGCGGGTTCTCCGGCGGCGTGATGGTGCGTGACTACGTCAACAAGTTCGCGGCCACCATGCTGGACGGCCAACCAACCGTAATCCCCATCTGGTCGCATCCTGACATGCCAGACGGCAACTTCCTGTTCCTGGTCGAGCGGGTGCCCTACCAGTACAGCCGCGAGGCCCGTGGTTTCGCCCTGGACGTTCAAACGCCGTACACGTACTTCGACCTGGCGCGGACGACCCGCACCTTCCCGTTCTCGCTGTTCTTCACCGAGACCTTGAAGTGCTTCCATCCGACGGCCCAGATGGCGTTGGCTGGAGTGAGGGTCGAATAACATGCACTACACGAGCCTGAGCAGCCTGAAAGCGTATGCCAGCATAACACAGAACACTGATGACGCTGTCTTGGCGGACGAGATCGAGTGGGCAGAGAACGTCTTTCGGCACAACACCGGCTGCACGTTCTATGCCCAGACCGTCCAAGATGAGTTTGCACGGCAACCGTTTGTGGACCGTTACGGGTTTCTCTGGCTGACGTCGCAACAGGCTGCTCCGGTCACTGGTGTATCCGCTATCAGCATCCGCGACCTGGTGCGCAGTGACCGGGTCTGGCGTACACTGACCTGGAACGTAGACGACCTGATCCTGCCCGTGCAAGTCACGGACAACATCACGCCTGACGCCTGGACAGTCCGCGTCTACCCGAACAACACGACCCTGCTGCCGTGCGCAGCTGGGCAGATTCAGGCCAAGTGGACGTACGCCGCCGGCTTCACAGTCACGCCGCCAGCGCTGGAAGCAATCATCAACCGTCTGGCGTTCTGGCATTACAAGCTACGTGAAGTGCCGTATGGCCGACTGACGACGCAGGACATGGGCATCGTGGCTGTACCCGAGGGAGTGCCGCCAGACATGGTCGAGTCAATGAGCCACTGGCGGCGGATGGTATGAGGGGGAGCTTATGGTCAACCTGGAGTTTCGGCTTGACCGCCTAACTGCCGCAATAGCGTCTATTGCCGCATTGGTGACTGCCTTCATGGGAGGCTGGACGCAGGCTATGACGGTCCTTGTGGTGTTCTTGTGTCTCGACTTTGCCCTGGGCACCGTCAGGTCTGCGATCCAGGGCCGGCTATCCTCGGCGACTAGCATCAAGAAGACCGGCGTGAAAATTGTTCTGCTCTGGGCGCTGGTCACCTTTGCGGCACAGTTGGATAAGACGCTTGGCACCAATTCCACCTGGCGTGATGCCGTGGTTGTGTTTTTCACAGTCGCCCAGGCTACCAGCATCGTTGAGAATGCCGTGCCAATTGCGCAGTATTGCGGCTGGCAGGTGCCACCGTTCTTGACAGCGGCGCTGGAACAGCTAAGCGCCAAGAGCAAAAACGATGCCCCGTAACGGTCGCACTACTCACCTGGAGTTCATCACGGCCCTGGCAGCGTTGCCAGTGGCCGGAGTCAAGCGCAACTACACCATTGGCACAACGCCGCCAACGATCCTGGAGACAAGCGAGCTGCCGGCCCTTTGGGTCTGGAACAGTTCCATCCAACCAACCGTGCTGAGCTACGGCAACCAGTCCATGTTCTGGCCCGTGCACCTGGCCGAAGTTGTCATTGCCGTGCAGCGCATCGGGGCCGACATTGGCCCTGGGCCAATCTACGAATCCTGCGCTGAGTTGGCGGAGAATCTAGAGGCAGCACTGGAGTTGGCGCACCAGCAAGGCACCGTCGCTAACGAAGGCATCGACTGGACTATCCAGCCGCTGGTGCCACGCCAGGTCGGCCCCCAGGACGCCAGCACGGGCCTGTTTTGGTGCGTTGTGGCCAATGTCAGCACGCACCGCGCCGAGTAGGGGGTAAAGTGTGAAGATACTCTGCACAACTGGCATCACCCGCGATGAGCCGTTCGAACGGCACGAAGCGGGTGAGATTCTAGAAGTGGATTGGCCACGGCGGGTCATTGAGGACCTGCTGCGTGTGGGCGCTATCGAGATCGTTGATATGGACGAGGCCGGGGAGGTAGACCATGGCGGGGATAGCAGCTAGAAACGCCGTTTTGGTAGTCAACTACTATGACGTTACCGCCCAGGCCAACGACCTGACGCTGTCTGCCGGCGCGACTACCGAGGACGCGACGCACTACGGCTCCGTTGCTGAGGAGTTCGTGCCGACGATCCTGACCTGGTCGCTCGACTACAAAGGGTTCTTCCAGGGCGCTGGGCTAGCATCCGATCTTGAGAAGGTTGCCGAGGCCATGAACGGCGCCGTCGGGCTGTTTGCCGCCTGCCCTGCCGGAGACACGGTTTCACAAGCGGGCACGCCGGCTTACGCCGGTTACACAACGCATATGAAGGTGAACCTCACGGCACCCGTCAAGAGCATAGTGAAGCTGGACATTAGCGCTAAGTCGTCCGGGCAGCGGGACGTATCAGTGGTTCTGCATAGCCGGGCAGCGGCGGTGACCGGAAATGGGCCGGAGGCAACGTACTACGACAACCTGGCGGCGGCGTCTAACGGCATAGTGGCGTACCTGTTTGTCATCGCCGTTTCGGGCGGGACGCTGACAGCCAAAGTGGCGCACAGCACTGACCACGTGACCTGGGCCGACTTGGCCACGTTCACGGCTGCGACTGCGCCTGGTGTGCAGCGGATCACGACAGCGGGTGCTGTCAACCGCTACCTGCGCGCGGACTGGACGCTGACGGCCGGGTCGGCTACGTTCCTTGAACTGGTACACATCAACAGCTAGGAGTGAAGAAAGATGGCGGTAATTGCTGCGCACAATGCGTATCTGAGTTTCAACAGCCAGGACCTGTCAGCGTATCTGACAAACCAGGGCCTGCAGCGTGGGGCGGCAACTGAGGATACCACGCATTACGGCAGCACAGCCGAAGAGTTCACGCCGACTATCCTGCAGAGTGCCGGTCTGGACCTGGAAGGCGTGTGGGATGCGACTGTGGCCGGTTACCTTGACCCGAACCTGGGCACCGCTAAGGCGTTCATCTTTGGGCCGGCTGGCAGCACGACCGGCAATGTCAAGTACAGTGGCACGGCGGTTCTCGACCGGCTAGACATCACTGCACCGGTCAAGAACGTGGTCCGGTTCAGGGCCCATCTCAAGCCGTCAGGCGCGATAACGGTCGGGACGTTCTAACCTATGGACATTGAAGTCAACGGCAAGAAAATCGTGCTGCGCGACGAGTTCAAAGGGGCAATCGGCTACCAGGCGCTGGAGGCATGTCGGGCGCGGCTAGACCTGTACCGTAAGGCACAGGAGGATGGCGACCAGCGCGACTACAAGGCCGAGTACGAGCGGACCGTTGACCTGTGCGCTGCCACCATCGTCGAGTGGGACTATGACGGGGCACCGGATGACCCACGGTCCTACGAATCTCTCCCTGCCGCCGATCTGGCCCGTATAGGCGCCGCTGTCCTCGACCACGCCGTAGTAGCACTGTTCCCCCCAAACCCGTAGAGGCAGAGGTCTATCTCGCGACACAGCAGGATAGGCCCCTGCCGTACCGAGCCTTGCGTTGGATCATCGCCCAGTCGATGCACTGGACACTCGACTACGTAGACAGTCTCAGCACAGAAGAGCTGCTGTACGGCCAGGCTGCCCTGTCTGGCTGGCACAAGGCGCTATCAGAACTGCTGCACGAGGAGATCACCCGTGCCGAGTGAAGAAGAAGTCCGCATCGTCATCAACGCTATAGACAATGCGTCTGTCGCCCTGCAGCAGGTCAAGGACAGTCTCGCTGGCACCGCAGAGGAGACCGACAAGGCATCGGCAAGCCAAGCCGAAGCAGCCCGTTCCTCGAAAGAAGCCACGTCGGCCTATGGCGGGCTGAAAGAAAGCGTTGAGGGCGTCAGGCAAGGATTCGAACAGTTCGCTGGCGCTATCCAGTCCGTCATGGAACTGGGCGGTCTCGTCATCGCCATTGATGCTGTCAAGCAGGCGTTTGGCGAGATGATGGACGTCGGTGCCGAGGCCGGCAAGATAGCTAACGTCGAACAGGGGTTCGAGCACCTCGCGTCAACGGCTGGCGAATCTGCGGGTGCCATCACACGTGCTATGGCTGATGCTTCCAGGGGGATGCTGGATGACACGGACCTGATGCAGATGTACATCAGGGCCACGATCACCGGCAGCCAGCAGCTGGCGGACCAGCTGCCGCAGATTATCACCCTCGCCATGGCTGAGTCGGCGCAAGGCGTGGGTGAGTTCAGGGACGTTCTCGATAGCTTGATACGCGGCATTGAATACGGCTCGCCGCGTATGCTCCGCTATGCTGGCATCGTTCTGGACGCCTCACAGGTCTACGACAAGTATGCCGAGAGCGTCGGGAAGAGCACCAACCAGCTCACCGAGCAGGAAAGACAGCAGGCCCTTCTCAACGCTGCGATGGACGAAGCCAAGAGCAAGTTGGGCGATCTCGACGCAGCGGCCAAAGAGTACCACGGTGCTGAAATAGACCAGCTGCGTGCCGCCGGCCAGGCGTGGGACGAGTACTGGAAGAAACGGATGGGGCCTGGCATCCAGCAAGCAGCTGGTGGCGTGGCTCAGTTTATAAGGGAGTCTACTCCTGGCAGCTACGAGCAAGCAGAAAGGCTGTTCAGCAACCAGAGGGCCATACAGGCGCAGGCCGCCCAGGAGATGACGACTGTAGACCAAATCGCGATGTCTGTGGTTCGCGATTTGAATGTGGCGTCACTGAGCACGGAGCAGCTGAATCGGCTCATAGAGCAAGTTACACCGATAAGTGCTGAGGCGGCCCAGGCCCTTCGCGATATGGCCGGGCAGGCAGTGTCAGCCGGTACCAAAGGTGGGGAGTCACTGCAACACCTGAACGAGGCTGCCAAGGATGCCAGCGACGGTCTTAAACAGGCCCAGGCGGCAGCACAGAACCTGGCTGACACAGCTCAGATTTTGGCCGGTGTTGCCCCAGGCCTGGCCGCTGAACTGCGTGACATTGGCGCAGCGGCTGCAGGCGCTGGGTCGCAGATGGAGTTTCTCAAACAGGCAGCCAGCACCATTGTAGCGGGCCGGACGGCGGCCAGGGCAGACGAGTGGTCAGCAGCCAAAGCGGCGGTTGCGCCGACCAGCTACGACGTCCACAAATATGGTGAGGACGTCAGGGTGCTGGCGGATGGGTTGGCTGTTGCCAATGCCAGGTTCACAGAACAGTACAACCTCTGGGAGATGGACACCCAGGCAGCTAAGCATGGCAGCAGCGCTGTGGACGAGTACACCCGTTCGCTGCAGAACTATTTTGACGCCTACCAATCTGGTGTTGCGGCTCTGCTGCAACCAACTCAGTCTACTGACTTTAGCAAGATCGAAGACCAGCTGGGCATGCACCAGGACCAGTGGGACGAGTATGCCAGGCGGATGGCCGACATCGTCAAGCTGGGCAGCAAGTCTCCGTTCGCGGCTATGTATGGCATCAGCGACAAGGGCCAAGCGCTGACTGAGGAGAAGGCGTTCTACAGCGGTCAGCGTCTGGAACAGGTGAACTGGGATGCTGTTGCCCGCCAGTATCAGGAGCAGATACAGGCCAAGCTGGGACAGCAGGCGCTGGTAGATCGGGCAATGCAGGAGCTCAGCGCACGTGGCCTGGGGCCGGAGAAGTCGGAGGTCATGAAGGCGTTGGGCTTCCAGGCACCGGCCCAGGGCGCTGATGCCGCGAGTCAGTGGATGCAAGGTTTCAGTGACCAGTGGATGGGCAATAAGAAGGCGCTGGAATCGGCTGGCAAGGACGGCGCAACCTGGATGATGCAGGCCATGGCCAGCGGTGCGAAGAGCATGGGCAGTGGCGTTCTCGGCGCGATCATCGAGGCGATCTGGGGCGGCGGCGTAAAGGATAAAGTGCTGTCACTCTTGCATGAGCAGGAGACGACCAAGTGAGCGTTACGATTGGCAGCGACACGACCATCGTTGACCCGGTCCGTACCAAGTACAAGGGCAAGGAGGAGCTCGCCGTCGAGAAGCGGCGGGTTATGGCTGACGGCTCTGGCAGCCGCCGGCTGATTGCACGCAAGTGGATCTGGAAGGACGTTCCCTGGAGCGTCACGGGCGAGAGCGCTGGCGGCGACTACTACAAGTTGCTGACGGCGTACACCGCCGCCACAACGAGCAGCACCGGCGCGACCTGGAAACCGCCCGACGAGAGCACGACGTACTCCTGTTTCTTCTACGGTTGGAAGGATTCACCCTACGTCATGCCAGACGGCACAGTACGGCACAACGTCACCTTCACTGTTGAGGAGTACACGCCGTGAAAAGCGATCCTGGCGGCATCATGGCTGCCTGGGCAGCGGCTGAGGCCCAGCCGTGCACCACCGTTGAAATTGAATGGACGAGCGGCAGCTGGACCAACGAGACATCGCGCGTTGTGTCTTGGGTGATTGATACGCAGATGGTCAACCCGCTGTATGGCTGGCTGAGTCTGGCCGGCCAGCCGATTGGCACCGCTCAGATTGTAGTGGTAAACGACGATGGCCGCTACAGCCAGTCGAGATCCGGTAGCCAGGCCAACACGTACGGCATACGCGGCAAGCGTGTCCGGATTCGGGCCGGCTACGTGATCGGCGGCACGGCTACGTACCCCGCCGGCTACGAATGGGTAGGGCGGATCATGGACGTGCCGGAGGCGGAGACCGAAGGCACGGTCAGTCTGTCCTGCCAGGATATGCTCAGCGACGCCAAGACCAGGTTTCTGAGCACCAAAGTCAACAATTCGTCCACGTATCTGCCGGAGGGTCTCAGTCCTGCTGATTGGATCACAACCCTGGCTGGCCTGGTTGGCCTGTCCGTATCCAGCAAGACAGACACGGGGCTAATGCGGATTCCGTACTGCTGGCTGGACGAGTCGGAAGTTCTGCGTGACATGCGCGACTGCGCCGCCAGTGAGGGCGGGGCGCTGTTCTGCGACAATGATGGCAGTGTTGTGTTCTGGAACATGGCGCACTGGGCTGGTCAGACCAGGGCCAGCTATGGCAACGTTGTTCTGGGCCTGAGCTCGTACGCCGAGTTGCTGCCGAAGCGCGACTATGAGAGCGAGTACAACATTATCGCCTCTGAGTACACGCCGATGCGTTACGGCAAGCCGACCACGGTTTACAGCCTGAAACAGTACATCAGCGTGCCGCCGTCCGGGTCCGTCAGTCAGACGCTCAACTTTCAGTGGCCGATCCTGGCGTTTGTGAGCTACACGCTGAGTGCCTGCACCGCTGGCGGCGTTTCGTCCAGCATCAGCGTGTCGCCGTCCTCGCCGCAGTACGCCAAGCGCTGGGACGTCACGTTCAGCAACAGCGACACTCTCAACGAGGTCTATATCACCCAGTTCGACGTGTTGGCCTACCCAATAGACAAGAGGCCAGCGGCTCAGTACATCCGTGACCTGTCCAGCGGCAAGCCGTATCCACGGCGCTATCAGCTGCCCAACACGCAGTATGTCCAGACACAGGAACAGGTCGAACTGCTCTGCGACATGCTGGCTGACCGCATGAGCACGGTCAGGCTGCAAGTCCAGGCTAGGCAGGTCAACGGCAACCCGCTCTTCGAACTGGGTGACATTATCGGCGTCACGTCGAGTTTGACGGGACTGAACGAGGACTTCATCCTTGTAGGCAAACACAGCAAGTTTGGCGATGGGGACTACGTTATGGACTTAGACCTGTTTGCACTCGCCGGACTGTATCAGTACTCGAACTATTTCAAGGTTGGCACCAGCACGCTGGGGGCCACGTCTGACGTGGTGCTGTACTGATGTACACCTCATGGCCGGCACTGCGACAGCTGAGTACTGGCGAGTTCCTGGGCGCCAAGAGTTGGTTGAACAGCTTGGCGCGGCGGGACAACTGGCTATATGCCCAAGCCCATGCTGTAGACCATCCGTTCCGCCAGGCGCAGACCGGGGCGCTGGCGGGCAACCCAGTTGTGTGGGAGGGCGAGTCCACCTGGCGGCCAGAACACCCGACGCTGTACTTCTCGGCCCACATAGATGGAGGCACTTGGGCGGCGATCCAGTACATGAATGCGAGTGGGTCTTGGGCCAACTTGGCATACGATGGCGGCACTGGTGCCCGTTGGTTCGGCGGCGTACAGGACGTCACTTACAGCTTGTCCGGCCTCAGCCTGCCGTCTGACAACATGGTTCACTTGCGGTTCTACGTCGGCGGTCCAGGTTATGGGCATGTCTACCGCGCGTTCATGTGGGGTGAGTCTGGGCTGACGTCCTGGCCGACTATCCCCACTTTTGTGGATGGGACCGCACCGAGTGCGGCTGACTTGAACACGCTCCGCACTGCCGAGCAGTACCTGTACGAACGCGCCAGCAGGCCGAATCTTGGCACGAACATGACTGACGCCAGCCACTCCGGCAACAACCCGACCTACGTGCCAATGTTCTGGTACTCGTTCATTTACAGTGGCGTGCAGCGGCTGCGTCTGGACTTTACGACGCTGAACCTCAATGCCAGCACTGACCACCTCTATGTCTACCTGAACAACGAGCATTACCCGGACGGTGGCAGCCGGCTGGCGACCTTGTTGGACTATACAACTGGCGGTAACACGTACAACTACGTTTTCAATGACGATCTGAGTGCGCGCGGCCTGACGACCGGCACCGTCTATCAGATTGAGATAGGCACATACGGCGGCTTCGTAGTAGTTGTGAACGACCTATCGCTGCGCGACCTGGGCGGGGTCAGCAGGGTTAACGTCCCGCCGACCTGGGCGCACGGCTCGCATCTCACGGCAGCACAGCTGAACGGCATAGCGTCTGACCTGGCGTCAATGAGAGACACAGCCAGTAACACGCACCCCATCTGGCCGCACCATTGGTTCACGAGTTACCAACCGTATAGTTACGACATCATGCACTATGGTCTGTACACCGGCTGCCAGCGTTACCGGTTCGTTCACCGCTGGCGCTATCTCCGTTATAGGGGTTCTGGTATACTAGAAAGCGTAGCCAGGAAAAGCGACGGTTCGGCGCTATATACGTTCTCTTTGCCTGACACCTCACCGGCTGGGCAGCTACAGACCGTGGATCTCGACACGGTCACCTGGTTGGGCTATGGCATGGAGTACTGGGTCAACGACTCGGGTAACAACAAAATCCTGATGGCGTTCGAGGACTATGCCTGATGCCACGGTCAGAGTTTCTAAGGTCTGACGATCTACCGATTTCGAGCACCGGCGCATCAACCACCATCGTCGGCGCTGGCGGCGGCGGTACTGTTGGCACCGATGCCCAGACACTGCAGGGCCACCCTGCCGCCGACTTTCTCGGTCCTTCTTACGTCACCATCACGAACGACGGCAACCTGACTGCCGAGCGGGCGCTGGCCGTCGGGTCCGGTCTTACCATGACCGACAGCGGCGCTAACGGCACCGTCACGCTGGACCTGGCCGACGGAGTCGCAGGGGCTGGGCTGACGATCACCAGCAAGGTTCTAGCGGTTGGGGCGGGCCTGGGAATCACGGTCAATGCCGATGACGTGGCCCTATCCTCGTCTGTTGCTGGCGCCGGCCTGACCTACAACGCCGGCGTCTTGAACGTTGGCGCTGGGGCCGGCATCACCGTCAATGCTGATGACGTTGCGCTGACCACGCCTGGCATGCTGAGTTCCACCAGCATCAACAGCAGTGCTGGCAACCACACTCACGCAGTCACAGCATACTCGGACGGCAGCGTCTACCCAGGGCATCTGCTGAAGTCTGATGGTTCTGGCGATCTGAAGCTGCACAAACTGGAACTGTCCGACCGGCTGCGTACGTCGCTGCTCGACTCGCAAGCCGGTACCTCGCTCACGATACAGCCGGCGCTGGACCTGTTGCTCAGCCCTGGGTCGGGTTTGGTCAAGGCTACGAACGGCGTGGCCCTGCAGAGCGACGGCTACGCCTCACAGACGACTGGCTGGCGCATCACCTACGACGGTCAGGGCGACTTCCGTTATCTGTACAGCAACGAGCTGCACGCCAAGGCGTTTATCGCTGACCTTGAACAGGCGCTGGCCGGTGAGCAGATCATTTGCAAGAGCGTGGCCGTGCTGGCTGCCGACTTTGTCCTGCCGGCCGCTGGCAACAGCGCCGACTTTTATGTCGAAGACCTGCCGGGCGTACCGGATCAGGCCGTGTTCCAGTCTGGCGACATGGTCCGGTTTCGCCAGTACACCAGGAGTGCCGGCAGCTTGACGATTGGCGACGCCTGGGGCACCGTCAGCAACTACGTAGACCAGGCCAACGGCACGCAGAAGTGGACGTTCACCCGCTCGACTGGCAGCAATGCCGGCATCGCCAGCGGCACCATCAACGCCAAGACGCAGGTGCTCGACTACGGCACCGCTGGCAATGGGTTCTACGAGGTCAACGCCATAGACGGTCTATGGGCGGCGAACTCGCCGTATGCTCAGATTGCGACCTGGTCAACCCACCCTGCCGCTGACACGATCACAAGGGCCAGGTTCGGCAACCTCAGCGGTCTGTTTGGCAGCACCAACGAGTATGGCCTGTACGCCGGCGACGGCACTGCCACTGCGAACAGGTATCTGCGACTGAGCAACCAGTTCCTCGAGGGCCACAACCTGCCGATCCATCTGTATGATGGCAGCGCGCAGGTCATCAAGCTCGAACCTGGCACCAACCCTTACATGGGCATTGGCAACCCGGCACCGTCGGGCTACCTGAGCGCAAGTGGCATTTGGGCTGGTAGAGATAGCGATACTCTCTACAAGATGCACGTTGGCACGATCAGTGGCGGAGACATCGCCAAGGGATGGAAGTGGGATGGCTCCAACCTGATCGTCAAGGGCGACGTCTACATCACGAACGGTGACATCGCCGGAACGCCAGCCAGCTACGTCCACGGCTGGCAGTATGGTTCTACGACCTACATCAATGGCGGCACGATTCAGGCCAATACCGTCACCGCCGACAAGTTCAACGCCCATGGTGCCAACATGCTGGGCAACCCTGGGTTCGAGACAGGTACGTTTGCTGACTGGACGTACCTGACTCACAGCTGGATCAGCACGACGGCGGGTGACGCGCATAGTGGCACCTGTGCGCTTGTTGGGGCGGGAGACGGCGTTAACAACTACTCGCTATGCTACCAAGAATTCCCTGTAACGCCTGGACTCAACTACTACGCTAGTTGCTGGGCCGCCTTGGCGACAGCACCAAGCGGTTCAGGCGGCGGCTTCATCGAGTGGTTGACTGCCGCCAGGGGCACCATCGGCTTCTCCAATTTCTATGGTGGCTTAAGTACGTACCAGCAATTTGCTATTGTCGCACAGGCGCCCAGTAATGCGGCCTATGCCAGAGTCACGGCCACGGTCCGTTCGGACGCCAACGGCACAATCGTACTGGACGACTTCGAGTTCTATCGTGCCGATGGAAAACTGCTAGTCGGCACCCCTGGCAGCAGCCGTGTCGAGATCAACAACAACGGTATCGAGGGCTACAACAGCAGTAATACGAAGCAGTTCTACCTGCAAACATCAGACGGAAAGGCATATTGTGCAGGAGGAAGCGTTACTTTCGATCAAAACCGTATCAGTATTTCAGTGCCAAGCAGTCTATCCTATGGGTATCTCGATTTTGTAACTGGCTCAAGCACAATTGGCAAGCTACGAATGAGTACTGGTGGTAGCCCTGTTATGAACGTGATGTATCTTGCCAGCGAAAATTATGGCTCTGGCCAGATAGCAAGTACGATTGTTAGAGCATTGCAAGATTCAAGCAACTTTAATGAGCTTCGAGTTGATTGGAATGCATCTACAAGTCATGCTTATTGGTATTTTCAGGGAGCATACTCTGGAACCTCTACAACTTGGGCGCAGATAGATGTACCGTTTAGTGGCACTCCAAGCATGACTCTATTTCAATCCATGAATCTCGCAGTTGCAGGCGGTTTGAGCGTTGGTACTACTTCTATTATTACAGCTAACGCGGGAGATATTAGAGCAACAGGTACGCTCAGTGCTTATCGTCGGCGTGGTTACTACAGCGGTACTTGCCCCGCTGACAGCAACTGGTACAACATCGTTTCCGGTCTAAATGGCCACCAAATGTACGAAGTATGGGCTGACTTTGCCATAAGCGGCGTGCACAGCATCGGTTACTGGATTGCCGGCAATACCTATGGTGGGACGTTCATAACGGGTAATAGTTCAAACTATGCTGGCAATGGGCAGATACAACTACAGTGGGCAGGAGGTTGGAACAGCATGGCCCTGCAAATCAGGTTCAGCACGAACCAGGGCAGCAACACCATCTCCTATTGGTACAACTCTCTATACGGCTAATGGAGGAGCAACCAAATTGAAAAGCGCAGTCATTATCTTGGGAGGCAACAATGCCGAAAACAATTACATTAAGTGACCTTTCGATTCAACAGATTATTATTGATGTCTTAAGCAGCACTGTGACAGTCAACTATAATCTTCTTGATAGTGATGGTAATACAGTAGGAAGTTCTCAAATGAGATTCTCGCCAAATGCTCCTGGGCCAACACCGAACACTACATTTACTACATTGAATCCACCTCCTGACTGGAGGCAACTACAGAGTACACAGCTGCTGCTTCTAAGCCAACTGGCTAGTGGGTTGCGTAATGCAATGTTAGATTTGGTTAGATGAAGGCCGATAGCGTGCCCATACTACGTACGGACGGAGAACGACCAATCATCGCAAGAGGGAGGAACTGATGAACGAAGACCGTATCCGCACCCGCCGCGAAGCACTCATCAAGGAGCGTGACGACTTGTTCCAGCAGGCCAATGCCCGCCTGGCTTACCTGAACGGCCAGATCGCCATGTGTGACGAACTACTCAAGCCGGAGGAACCGCAAGATGCCGATACTGGCGCCGCTGCTCAGTCTGCTGCTGGTACTGAGCAAGGGAGGTAACTATATGGCCGTCTCCGACTACCGCGCGCTGATTGTACGTGAGGCGCGCGCGCACAGCCTGCCGCCCAGTCTTGTCGCTGGGCTGATAGACGTTGAGAGCGGCGGGCAGCCAACCGTCATTAGTCCGGCCGGGGCAGTCGGCCTGATGCAGGTCATGCCGGGCGAGATCATCCCTGGCCGGCCCAGTAAAGATCAGCTGCTCGACCCAACCGTCAATGTCCGGACTGGTTGCAGCTTGTTGGCCGAACTCATGAAGGCGCAGGGCAATGAGGCATGTGCCCTAGCCGCGTATTACGGCGGTATCTATCTGGGCCGGCCGACGGATGATGGCTGGAGATACATCAACATGGTTGAGGGCGCGGCCCAGAACTATCACGAGTGGGACCTAACCGCCGATGACGACTTTCTGGAGTATGCGCCTCTGGCCCAGACATGGCGTGAGGCGGCGGTGAACCTGAAAGGCATTGCCACCGATGCACTGGAAAGGGGTCGAGATCTTGCTGGCAAGCTGTCACAGCTGAACCAGCAGCTTGGCACGGTCAGCCAGCAGCTTGGCGAACTGGCCGCTGCCGCCAACGAAGGCGTGCAGCGATGGGGGAACATATGAGGCCGGGGTTCTTTGCGTTCCCGCGCCACCAGGTCCAGGGCACACTGGACTGGATAGGCAAACTACAGCCGTCCGTTGTGAAGGGGTTTCTGAGCGTCACATCGGGGCAGTGGTGGGGCGAGGTTAGTCGCCTGTCTTCTGGCAGCCTGCGCGTCCTTGTCCATGGCGAGATCAGCGATAACCCCGACATGAGCACGCCAGAAGCCGACGCTGAAGCGACGGCCAGGGCCGTCGACAGTGACAGTCGCCTGCCGCGTCTAATCATCCTGAAGAACGAACCGCACATCTGGGACGGGCCGGCTGTGCGGCGGCAGGTTGCCGACTACACCTGTCGCTGGCTGACCCGTGCGCACCAACTGGGTCTCAACGGCGTTGTGGGCGAGTTCTCGAACGGCTGGCCGCACGTTGCCGCCATCGATGGTGACGATTGGTGGGCCGACTTTGGCGCCGTTGAGGCCACCATGGGGCCAGGCGACTACTGGGGTTTGCATGAGTACTGGGGCAGCAAGGGGCCGTTGGCCTGGTGGCCGTGGACCTGTGGCCGACACATGCTCAGCCCGACCACGCACAGCATCATCATCGATGAGTGCGGGTTCGATCTGAACGTGGACGGCGCTGGCGACAATGGCGGCTGGGTCGGCCGGCTCGATGCCGATGCTTACGTTGGCCAGATCGTCCAGTATCACCAGCTGCTGTATGATCCGCGCGTCAAGGGCACGGCGATCTTCCTGTTGGACTACGACAACAACCATTGGGCGTCTTTCGACCTGTGGCCGATTATGGACAGGCTGAGTAGGCGCTGGCAGGAGTGCAGCTACCGCGACCCTAGAACCGTTGCACCGGCGTCCATGAGCATGAGCGTCACGGCCGGGCAACCTGTCCTGGCGCCAGCGGCTGGCATCATCGACAAGGTCGAGGGCGGCTACATTCGCGTCAACTGTTGGTGGGGGTTCGTCTACCTCACCAACATGGCCAGCGTATCCGTCCAGGCGGGCAGTACCGTCTCCGCTGGCCAGGTCCTTGGCATGACTGGGACAGCAACGCATATGACTGTGTCTGTGTTTGGGCCGCCGCCAGCGCCGTCAGCACAGCCGGCACCGGCACCGGCCGAGCAACCGACAAGCGGAGGTACTGCTGTGGATCTCATAGAGACCATGCGCAACACGGTCATCAACGCGATCAACAAGGACAGCCCGATACCGTACAACCCGCAAGCGGCGTTCCCGCAGTTCGCACGGCAGCACAACCTGGGCGCGCCGCTCACCATCGAGCTGAACGTCCAGGACTGCCGCTGCCAGGGATACGCGATGGGTTGGGTGTGGGCCACGATCGGCGACTGGGGTAACATCCATCTAGAGACGTACTAGACAGCAGCTGTACGTCGCGATTGCTAGCAGATAACACCAACTGGGGAGGGTAAAGAGATGGGCAGTTTCAGCGACTACATGGAGAACCAGATTATCAACCATATGTTGCGGAACCAGGCGTATACTCCGCCATCTACGCTGTACGTGGCGCTGTACACCGTCACGCCGTCGGATGCTGGCGGCGGCACTGAGGTCAGCGGCGGCAGCTACGCGCGCCAGACGGTCACGTTCTCGGTGGCCAGCTCCGGCAGCACGAGCAACAGCGCCGATATTACGTACCCCCAGGCGACGGCTGACTGGGGGACTATCGTTGCTATCGGGGTACTCGATAATAGCACCGGCGGTAACCTGATTGCCTGGGGCGCACTGACTGCCAACAAGACCGTAAACAACGGCGACCAGTTCAAGATTCCGGCAGGTAATCTGACGCTCACGGTTGACTAGCGGCTGATAGCTAATGTCGACACTGACCCGTTACGCCTCGTCCTACGTCACTGGCAACGGCTGGACCAACCCGGCCAATGCGTACGCTGCCGATAGCGTCTACGCCACGGCGGCGCCGGCCAAGAATACCACCATCACCGGCCAGTGGAACGGGTTCGGGTTCAGCAGTCTTATTCCGTCCGGGTCGACGATCAACAGCGTCACGGTCGAGTTTGGGTACTACGTCTCGACAACGGCCAGCATCGCCACAGTGGGCAGTCAGCTGTACAGCGGCGGGACTGCCAAGGGCACTGAGTATACAGACACTGCCGAACCGACCACTCTGGTCACGCGCAGCTACTCCGTTTCAGGGCTGACCCTTACCGACCTGCAGGACAGCAACCTGGCAATCCAGGTTCGCGCCACGCGTGGCAACAGCAGTACAGCTGTCACGTTCTACCTCGACTTCGTCCGGGTCACAGTTGATTACACGCCACCACCGATCACGGGTGCGGCGGCACTGGCGACAACTAGCACCGTAAACGCTGTTGGGCAGGCAGTAGTTGCCGGCGCAGCTGGGCTCGTCACGACCAGTGCTGTAGGCGCGACTGGACTGAGAACAGTTGCTGGCACGGCTGCGATAACCGCCACAAGCACAACCGCCGCCCTAGGCGGTCTCGTCATGCAAGGCGCCGTCACCATTGGGGCAACCAGTGGCGTGGCTGCCACCGCTGTGCGCATGGCGCTGGGCGCAGTGACGGTCGCGGCCAGCAGTGCTGTCATTGCAACTGGCCAGCTGATCGTTCAGGCGGTGGCAGTGATTGCAGGCAGCAGTGCCGTTACCGCGACTGGGCTGATGGTTGTTTTGGGCTTGGCGGCAGTCGCATCCAGCAGCAACGTTGGCGCGGCAGGACTACGGCTTGTCCAGGGCATAGCAACACTCGCGGGCACTAGCACAGTCAGCGCAACTGGGCTGAGGCTTGTTCAGGGCCTGACGGCGATTGCGGGCGTCAGCGCAGTCAGCGCGATTGGACTGAAGCTTACTTACGGTATAGCAACGATCGGGGGCAGCAGTGTCATTGCCGCGACCGGCTCCTGCCTACTCTCAGGAATCGCGGCACTCAGCGGCAGTTCGGCAGCCGCAGCAACTGGCCTGGCGTGGCGACTGGCTGCCGCAAGCGTTGCCGCCAGTTCAGCCCTACAGGCGACAGGGGCTTGCTCACGCCTGGCAATGGCGTCAATCGCCGGCCAGAGCGTGCTTGTAGCTACAGCTGCTGGCATTCAACTACTCACTGGTCAGGTTGCCATTGCGGCGGCGAGCTCGCTGCAAGCCAGTCCTTGGGCCTTGCGTCTTGCGGCCATTACCGTTAGCACTGGCAGCCAGGTGATTGCAGCGGCGCTTGCGGGCCGGATTCGGCACCTGTATGGTTCACGGACCGACCTGCAAGTCGTACTGGTGCATGCTACCAGCAACGCCCGGCCCGGTGCTAATGCCAGCCTTGAGGTTAGCCGGCCAACAGCCACTATGGAGGTGCACCATTGAGCGACATTATCATGTATGCTGGCGATACGACCGTTGCTGACTATACCGTCAGCCTGAATGGCACGCCTGTGGATCTGACCGGCCTGACTCTCAAGTGGGCAGCCAGGTGGAAGCCTGGCGACAGCGTGCCGGTTATCGAGAAAGCGACCGGATCGGGCATAGTCCACACTGATGCCGTGAACGGCAAGGCGCGACTAACGCTTGTCCCGACAGATACCGCAGCCCTTGCCGTGTCGAGCGTTGCCATCCTGGTCTGGGCGCTGCGCCTATACGACGCCTCGGACGTATACACCGTTGCAACGGGTCTCTTGGTGATCGAGCCTGCTGCCCAACGGCAGTAATCAGCGCGCTGCCAACTAGGCCCTGGCAACGACGCCAGGGCCCTTGGCGTTCCAGGCAGTGTCCATGTACAGACTCTTGCACAATGGCATTTACAACATCATGTCATCTTTATGGCATCTTTATGGCAGGTTTTTGTCATGTTTCTGTCAGTGTTTCAGGCCCGTTTTGGCCCTCCAAACATCT